TTATTCTTGTTTGGAATATTTAGGTTTGGAGGGAGAAGAAGCCGGAGCGTATTTTATGGATTATTTAATAAGGTTTATTTCTAAGCAACATTTATCAACCCCAAAACAAGATGAGCGGGAAGGGTGACAGGGACAGAACCACCGATCGGGACGCATACGATCGGGGCTGGGAGCGAATTTTCGGGGGAAACATAGATTCGACGGAAGAGGCAGTGTCCTTTCCGGACGTGGGTGCAACTCCCACTTCCTCCACCATTGAGGATAAAGGTTGGAAGAAGGTGTGTCATGCAATCGATGTATGTGAGTGGGATTCGGAAAATAATGAACTAACCGACCGTTGTACGGTTTGTGGACTCGACTACTCCGATAGCCCATGTCCGGGTCCGACAGAGGATGGATGGGAATACCAATATCTACCAACTGGAATGTGGGCGAGAAAAATTCCTGTCAGTACCTCCATTGAGCGTAGCCCATTTCGGGTGGCTCCAATTAGACATGGGATAAGCAGGATCATTGAGTAATATGAACAAAAACATGCAGCTTGTTGAGAAGTCCTTGGACACCATTGTTCCGGAATGGGAAACTGTGATGGTGGCTTCCATCACTGACAATGGGTTTGAATATGACATTTTTAACAAAGTGGATAGTGAACATTTCCAAGAAAACCTAGCAGTGTTGTTAGCCCTTGTTGCGAAGAAGTCTCAACAAGAGTTGCAGAACATTGATTGGATAGATGATTAGTTTTACAGAACATCCCTTCCTAGAAGCCCCTACAGCGGAGGAGATAGTTTGGTTATACGATCATAATCTCCCACTGCTCAAGCAGCTTCACAAAGCCCATGAGGGTCGTATAGAGGCAAGTGTAAACGATCCCATCCGTTATGGGTTTGATCTGCCGGGTTGGGAACGCATCCGCGAGGGGTTGCAAAGCTATAATGAGTGTTTGGCTCTCGGGGGGAACAGGTCTGGTAAGACCACTGGTTTTGCGAAGATAGTGATGGAGGCCGTTACGGAGAGTCGGGATGGTCATGTGGTATGCTTTAGCCAGAATGAGGACACCTCCATTAAGGTGCAGCAAGCTGCGATATGGGAGATGATGCCTCGTGAGATGAAGAAGAAGACCAAAAGTATGGATGGTTACATCAACTTCTCCATGCAAAATGGCTTCACTGGTAAAAGCTTCATCTTTCCAGATACCCGAACCAGGGTAGATTTCAAGACATACACTCAGTTTAGCAACAACCAAACCATCCTTGAAGGGTTCGAATATGGGTTTCCGGATCCTGATGGCATAAATATTGGTGCTTGGTTGGATGAATATTTGGGTGACGCTACGCTAGTAAACACGTTGAGGTTTCGTTTAGCCACCCGAGATGCGGTGATGGGTGTAGGGTTTACACCTATAGATGGCTACACACCTTTCATTTCTGATTACCTCAAGAACGTCGAAACATTGGAAACTAGGGGTGCAGCCCTCATAGAGGGCCGCGAAGTCCCTGTGCGGCAGTACAGCCCCTCTAGGGATGCTTCTGTGGTCTATTTGCATTCAGACGAGAACCCATTCGGGGGGTACGAGCGTATAGCGAAAGATCTGAGAGGTAGACCGGAGGAGGAGATACTCGTCCGGGCGTATGGTGTTCCGGTCAAGAGTATGACATCTCTCCTTCCTCTCTTCAATACTGAGGTAAATGTGTTGAGTGACAAGAAGGAGAACAAGTACGGAATGACGTTTCCCGATGTGTCCAACAAGGAAAGATATACCATTTATCAGGTGGTAGACCCTGCGGGTGCCAGAAACCATGTCTCGATATGGGCTGCCGTTGATGATCTGGATAATGTCTACATCTGCCGGGGAGTGGCCTGATTGGGACACCTATGGAGAATGGGCTGAGTTTGGGGATCCCAAATGGAGGTATGGTCCTGCTTCAAAGAAGATAGGGTTGAGTGTCCATGGATATTGCGAGTTGTTCGATGAGGTGGAAGATGACCTGGGTGTAGAGGTATTTGAGCGAATTGGCGACTCCAGGTTCTTTGCCAAGGAGAACGAGAACAATGAAGATTTGTTTATGTCCTTCGAGGAGTATGGATTTACATTCGTTCCATCCGATGGCCGGATGGAGGAGGTGGGATTGTCCGCATTGGATGAGTGGTTTAATTACAACCCGAATGAGCTGATTGATGCTGCCAACCGCCCGAGGTGTTACATTCACGAGAGCTGCCGCAACCTTATCGACAGTCTCATAAACTACAACTCAAAGGGGAAAATGGACGAACCCCTGAAGGATTTCTTTGATGCTATACGCTATTTGCGAATGGCTAATTTTGGAGAAGGTCCAGTCCACGTAACCGCTCGCGACTTAGCCGTCACTCGTCGAGCATCTGGAGGATATTAAATGAAAATAAGACTAAGCGAATTAGCCCGGCAGGGGCATTATCAGTGGGATGATCTATTGGCATTGGCCAAGGAGAAACTGTCCGATGATATGATAACTGGTGTGGGCAAGAACACCTGGATAAGTGAGGAAGGCCAAGATATCCTCTCGGAGGCTGTTGATGTCCCAGAAGCCACTCCAGCCCACTACAAGGGACAGGTTATCAAAGTGGCTCCAAATAAGAAGTATGTATATGCTTATATTAGGGAAAACAGTATGAAGGTTCCAGTCTTGGTACCGAAGAAATTGGCTCAAAAGCTAGTAGGCAAAACTATTTTGATAGAGGCTATACGGGATGTCAGTGGAACGTCTTACAGGTACAGAAGAGCGTAGGCTGGATTCTTTGGTTCTATGCCGTAGCTGGCAGTCTGAACAAATCGATCGATTGCTTGGGTGGGAGGTCTGGAGGGCTTTCGCCACAGGAAATTGGCATGCCGTTATGGATCCCATCGATTTTTGTGATAGAATAGGCGTTAATAAAAACTACACCCAGGTAGTCGTGGAGAGAGTCTGCGAAAAAGTGAAACACATTTAACATGGAAACAGACTATTCCAAAGCCATTACATATGTTGCCAAGGAGCCGGACATAGAGGCTTTGCGTCAAGCGTACCAAACTACCGACACTGAGCTTGAGTCTTATTACCACTTATGCCGCACGTCTTACGACGATCGCCGCAACTGGTGGCCCGGCAAGAGCCGCGATTTGCGTAAACATGGTGCCGATGCGTTTCCATGGGATGGTGCATCCGACTTAGAAAGTCATGTTATTGATGAGCGTGTTACTCGACTAGTGTCTTTGTTTATGTCCGCCCTCAACCGGGCGAACATCCAAGCTTTCCCCGTAGAGGTGGCTGATGTGCCAAGATCTAAGGTGGTAAGCAACTTCTTGAAGTGGATGACCACGTCGGGATACATTCCACGTTTCAAGCGTGAAGCGGAGCTAGCAGCCAACTACTTTTTGGAGCGTGGTGTAATGATTACCTACTGCGGTTGGCTAATGGAAGACCGCACCTTCAAGCAAAAATTTGACATGCAGCGGATAGCTGCTGCTGACCCCAACCTAGCCCAAATGATATTGGATGGCACTCAAGATGATGAGGTAGTTATTCAGATGCAGGCGGTAATTAAGGTGACAAAGGAAAATGCCCGTAAAGCCCTGAATGACTTGAGAGAGTTTGGAATGGCCGAAGTACCTACGGTGAGGAGGCAAATCAATGCACCCGAAGTAAAGACATTGGCTCCCGATGGTGATTTCATTTTTCCTGCATATGTCACAGATCCCCAACGTGCACCATATTGTTTTTGGCGTACATATTACACCGCACAAGAGTTGCAAAACAAGGTGATTACAGACGGGTGGGATGAAAATTTCGTGGAACACATAGTCTCTAACTTCTCTGGAGTGAACATAAACTCCTTGGAGAGGGAACAGGAGGGAAGGCGTAGCACATCACTAACTGACGATGCTTACGAGGCCGAGGAACTAGTAGAAATAATACACGGATACCAGAGATTGATCGACGAGGCCGACGGGTCAGAAGGGATCTATGAGACAGTGTTCCACGAATCTTTTTCGGGCGATAAGGGCTTAGGCATACCTGGGTATGCTAAGTTTGAGTTGCTCAATGGCTATGAGGACTATCCAGTGGTAGTCACACGTTTTAGCGAGGATACCAAGCGTTTATATGACACCATGAATGTTCCATCGCTTTTGCGGGGAATACAAAGTCAGGTGAAGGTAGAACGCGACAGTCGCATAGACAGCAACAGCCTGTCCACCCTCCCTGCCGTTACGCACCCGAAGGGACGTAAGCCCGAAGAAATTGGACCTGGTAGATTTATCCCAGAAGTAAGGGCTGGAGAAATAGGGTTTATGAAAGGACCATCCTTCAATTCTGGATCCGTTGAGATGGAGAATAACCTCCAGAGTCAAGCCGATCGCATGGTTGGACTTGATGAACAATCTCCACTATCTGGGATAAGGCGTCAGTTTCTTGTAGACAAATATTTGCAACACATGGCCGAGGTGATCGCCTTGTGCTACCGTAACTTCCAGAGGTTTGGGCAGGATAAGATATTTTTTAACGTCACCGGAGTTCCCGATCCTCAGATGTTCAGCAAGGGAAACCCTGACGAAAATTTTGATGTTACCATTAGCTTTGATGTTCTCAATGCCGATGGCGACAAGCAGGAAGCTAAAATG